TTGTTCCATTGCACCTGATTCCCGAAGGTCACTCAACATCGGTCTCTTGTCTGCTCTCTCTTCACTCTTCCGTGATAACTGTGCAAGTATCATCACGGTGATTTTAAGTTCCTTTGCAAGGAGTTTAAGCGTTCGTGATATCTCTGCAATCTCTTGTTCACGGTTTGTCTTTGTTCCTTTGATCAACTGGATGTAATCAATGACAAGCAAGTTCAATCCCTTCGTTGATTTGTGAAGTTTGGCTTTGGCTTTTATTTGTCCGATGCGAGAATCCACATCATCATCAATGAAGAACTCAATAGTTTGGCTGTTGGCAATGTCACACACCTGAAGAATTTCATTTTCTCTCAATTGTCCGTTGCGAATCTTCCAGTTTGCAATGTCTCCAATCAACGAAATGTATCTCTTTGCAAGTTGCTCATTTGACATCTCAAGTGAAATGAACAATGCCTTTCCTCCAATCTGTGCAAACTCTTTTGTCAAGGTCAAAGCAATTGCCGTCTTTCCCATTCCCGGTCTTCCAGCAACCACAATCAAATCCCCTTCGTTGTATCCACCAATGTACTTGTCAAGGAATCTCCATCCCGTTTGCTTACCCGTTAAGTTGCCACCATTCTGTGCATTAAAAACAATTTGATCAACGACCTTGTTGGTCACCTTGACAATGCTTGATGGTTCTTTATGGGTTGAGAAGGTTGTGCGTTCAACTACATTTTGAATGTCGGTCACAAGCTCATTCAATTCCTTTGTTACATCTAACGACAAAACGCCTTCAACAACTTGCTTCTTGATGTAATCGTGTTCCAATTGCATCAGGTGTGGCTTGATGTCCGTGATGCCGGATGCCTGTTGTTGAAGTTGAATAATCTCAATCACTTGAACTCGGTCAAAGTGTTTGGATAAACTCACATAGTCAATGGCTTCGTTGTTGTAGTACATTTCTGTCATAACCTCAACCAATTTGGATGACATTGAATCCGTAAACCAGTTCTTGTTTATTCTCGGGAGGAAGTGTTTTGCGTCATCGTAAAACAACATATTGGAGAGGATTATTCTTTCTGTGTTCATAAAGTTGCGATTTTTGGTTTGTTGGAAGTTACTTCAATTGGTTTTTTTGTTGTGTACGGAAGTTCATCGTTCCATCTCTTTTGATTGATGAATGTTGCAAAGTGAGGAATGAATTCAACCTTGTCTGCATCCTGATGGTTTTTAATGTATTTAGGAATAAAGGTCAACATCAACTCCTTTTCTTCGTTGCTTAACTTCTTGAATGATTCCATTGCTTTTGAACGCACTCCTTTTTTTAAGTATAATTCCCAATATTGTTCAAATGGGTATTTATCCTTTTCATTTATCTTTATAGTATTATCCTTATTACTGTTGCAATCTTGATATGAGGGTGGTATCACATTTGATATGAGGGGTATATCAGTTTTGATATGAGGGTATATCTTCCTTGATATGACCTGATTGTTGTTATCACGAATCAATTGTCTTGTCAAATAACCCTTTTCTTCCAAGATTGCAAGTTCCCTTTGAACGGTGATTGTAGTCATATTCAAAATAGATCCAATCGTTTTGTTTGACGGATAAGCATAACCACTACGCTTTGCCATTCCAATCAACATACCCATCAAAACGGCTTGTCTTGGTGTCATATGTTCCAAATAGTTTGTGGGGAATAATACGAACATTCCCAGTTCTTCGTTTTGTTCTTTCATAAATAAAAAATGCCCTTGTACAAATCACCAAGTACGAGTTGATGAGATGCCAAGGGCAAAAGGTCTGTGATAGTTGTCTCGTACACAACTGGAATACCTCACAAATATAATGAATCAAACATTATATCCTAATTCTTTTTTCACTTTCGTTTGATGTTTTTGACGGATATCATACATCTTTCCTCTCAATTCGGGATTGGCTTTCTGCAAACTTTGACGGCATCTTCGGATGGTCTCAGCTGGTGTTAATTTGCCTGATTCCAAACGAGAATAAAAGTTAAACAGATTTGATTCCTTACGCCAAATGATTGACATCAATAGGTTGTCATTGTCTCTTGTCTGTGGATATTGCTCAAGCAATTTTAATACGAGTTCTTTTGTTACATTCATACCGCTTTCTCTTGATACATTTTCTTTGCATTGGCAAACCCGGCATTGTATGCCAGTTGTTGATCCATCTTCTCGAGTTGTTTGAAATTAAAGATCAGGTGTGGACTTATATTCAAATCCGGATATTCTGTGCGTAGGTGTTCAACCAAGCGTTCAATTGGTGTTTTCATTTTCTGATTTGATTATTTCTTGAATCTGTAATGAAATTGCTTTGACCAAACTGATGATATCAAGATTGTGATTGATGGTCTTAATGTCTTCAAGTTCAATTTCGGTGTTTCTGTGTTTAACCCTGATCTTCATTGTCTGTCTATAAATTCTGCGTAATCTCGTGCATCTTTTTCCGTTTCAAATGTGGCGAGTAATTCTCCAGCGAAGTACACACGCCATTTCTCAATTGAATTAATTGTTGCCTTTACTACTCTTGCTTTCAACATTTTTTAATTGTGTAAATTGGTTCTGCCATGTTTGAATTTTGTCTTCCAGTTCTTGTTTGGTCTTCTCGTGTTCCATCTTCGCCATCACCGTCTCGTTCTTTGATTGTTGTAACTCAATCTTCATTGACCAAACCATCTCATCTAAATCCGCATTGTGACGGTTTAGACGGTCAAACTCTTTGATGAAATCTTGTGACCTTTTCTCATTCACATATAATCTATATGCGAAGACGGATGAAGTCAAACCAAGTGCGATTGTTAGTATCATTTTGCTTTCCCTTTGTAAAATTTGTGATTGAAGATGGTTTGACTGAATTGGTCAAACTCCGGATTGTACTGATCCCGTTCAAACTGGTATGGTTTGGCTTCAGGAAGTTCTTTGTTCATTGCTTTCTTAATGCAATGGATAGAGTAACCCACCGCAAAAACGATGGGTGTTAAAACGATTGGATAAATTATGTCAAGTGCCATGATTCAAAACAACATACTTTCTTTCACTTATGCAAATTTATTTTCTAATTGGCTTTGTGAATGAACGATTTATTTTGTGATTGACAAAAATAGTTCCCCAGCATAGGTCAATTTCTCATCAATGATTTCTTGGATGTCCTCTTCCAAAGTGATGAGAGTGGTTGTGAGCTTCTTGCCGATGGGCATTCGGGGATCATAACTGACAAACAAACCTTCTTCCAATCCGGTTGCAATCATCCCCATTTGCATCTGCCAAAAGTATTCCGTGCGTTTTGACTTGAGTTGCTCATTGTTTTTGATGAAGAAGTTTTGCAAGTGGTTGCCTGAATTGAACGGACATTTGATTTCTACCAACTGCCCACCAAGTGCATCAGGTGAATATCCTCCCCATTCTCCATAGGTGATGAAAGTGTATGTCTCTGCACCGTAGTAAGTGAAAAAATCATCGGTCTGCTGGGAGAAATAGTGGAAGGCTTCTTTCTCGTGTTCCTTTCCCCAATCCAAAGCACGACCATAAATTTCGGATTTTGCACCGGTTAAATATTCCGCAGCCTTCTCAAAGACAAATGATTTGGCAGTTTCCGAAAGGAACTCCGATTTGTTTTTCGGAGTTCCCATCAGTTTGTGGATTTCGGATGCCGTGAAGCGTGAACTTCTCAACCTCTGCCAATCTTCTTCGTTCAAAGAAGCGTGAATAACTGGATGTGTGTTATTCATTTCTCACCAATTAAAAGTTTAATATTGACCGGAGATACCTCAAACTTGCTTGTGATGTCTGTCATCAATCCACCTGTCTTTAGATGCTCAACGGCTTTTGTCCAAGATGGATGCTTTGGTGTGAGTTCATCTTTCTTTGGAATCTGTCTTCCCATTGCTTTCTCACCATCATCATCATCATCAATGTTCAAGTTTAAGATTGAACCGAGTGCATACCTCCGTGCGTAGGTCAATGCACTTCCCATTGCTTGTGGATCGTTCTGCTTTGCAACCGGCATCACATAGGAAGATTCCATCCACTCACCTGAATCAGCGTGAAGGATGATGGTTGTGAGTGCGTTCCCATCAGGGAATTGACTGATTGCCAAACCACATTCACTTAATGGCTTTTGGATTGTATCCAGTATGTTTGCCAAACTTGCATACTTGGATTTGAAGAAAGGATTGTTGGCTTCCTTTGCTACCTTGCTCACCGATGCTTGGAATTTTACCAACGCACCAGCGATGTTCTTAATTGATTCGGATTTATTCATAGGAAATTTGTTTTGTGTCCGAGCATAAAAATAA